CATAGATAAGCCTTGACGCTCTCATGAACAAGAAGCTTCATCTCGGAGTAATTGTTGAGCCTTCACTGCAGCATTACTCTGTTGGAAAGTCTATCCTTGAAAAGGACTTCATCATTGATGAAATGATTCTTAGAAAGCAGTTTGGATTTCCTCTTCCATAGCTGACAGAACAGCAGCTTTAGCAGCAGCTTAATTCAGCTGCTCCTCAGTAATGATATGGAATTCATAGCCTTTTGACTTAGCTATCTAAGAAGCTGCTTGCCATTTGCAGTTGTTTCGAATCCAAAGAATGTTTGCATTGACATTCTTTGGATTTTTTGGCTTCTGTGCTTCACATGTCGGCTTTACTTCAAGCCAGACTATCTTTGTAGTGGGTCCAGACTTCACTACAGCCTGAAAATCGATAAAATACCGCCTTACTTTTGGTGGAAAGCATGTCCTGTCGATATAGCGTATTGGCTTAGGCTCATAGTTCCAGCTGACTATTGCTGGACTTTTGTCTAAGTACATCATCATCCGATGCTCTAGGCCAGACTTGTATACTGGAATCTGAGACCCAGAATACTTTTCTGGATGCATAGGGAAAAACTTCCCTGTTGCAGCATTGCTATATTTTCCACGTTTTCCTGAATGTACTTGAACCATTTCTGCTTCTCAGTTACTGAGCTGCAGAATTCCAAGCGTTGTTTTGTATCAAGAACATCTTCATACGCAGCTTGTCAACAATCATGCGCTCTAAAGCTGCAGCATCACTAAATATATTTACATCGTTTTTTGCAAGAACAAAGTCGTTGATGTCTTTTTCTTTTGTTTCAGCATCAAACCATTTAAAGTACTTTACGTTAGCATTGTTCTTTATCATCCTAGCCATTGAAGATAGTCCAGCTAAGTCATTGTCAAATGAAACGACAATCTGATGGTGTGGATATCTGTCATGTATTATCTTAGCTTGAGTGTCTGTTATTGCTTTTGTTCCAACACAGACGGCATTCTTCACAAACACACTGTCATAGAATCCTTCAACACATATTATGTAAGGCCATGATATGTCAATGTTGTCAAGTCCGGCTAGTAGCTTCTGCTTTCCTTTTGGAAAGATGTACTTTATGCTGCCATACTTCTTGAAGTCATTTATCTAGTAGTATGCTTCAATTCCATTGACTATCCATGGAATAAGAATATACTCATTTTTAGTCTTTGAATTAAAGCATGAATACAGCGGGTCTTGAAGAAATGGTGCATCTAGCACTTTTCTGTTTTCAAGATATTTTCTTGCATCTTCTGTCAATGGATTTTTCCATTCAGGATTTATTATCGACTGAACATTGAATATTGTTGGCTCAGATGCTGGTATTTCATAATGTGAAGACAGGCTGTTTGAAAGCCCTGACTTCAGAAATAGTCGTGTATATTCTCTGCGTATGTTCTCATAGTCATTTCCTGAAATGAACTCTAAGAACTTTATTCCAGACATGCCTGTACTGCAGTTAAAGCAATAATAGCTCGCGTTTTTAAGATATATCCATCCACGCTTCTTTCGCTCAGACTTCTTAGAGTCTCCACATATTGGGCAGCGTATGTTTATCTTGTCTCCAACACGAGTAAATCCTCGAGGTATATGCTCAAGGATCTTTTCATCTAGAAACTGAATATATTCGTAGCTTAGCATTATCCAATTATGCTTCTTGCCAACTCATCTAGTATGAGTATGTTTTCTGGTGTTATAGATATGAAGTTGATGACTGTAAATGAACGAAGTGCTATAGTCTTTCGCTTGTTTTCAACAAGGTCCCATGTGTCAACATAAAATGGACTTCTTGTTCGTATTCCAGCTGAATGTGATGAAGAAGAAGCAATTTTCTTCTTGTTTTCTTTCTTTGCTTCAGCAATAATCTTTATGAATGCAAGATTAGATGTGCAAAATATTGTCTTCTCTTCACCTTTTAGAGTCTTGAATTTGACTTCTGCAAGGTTGAAGCTCAGAAAGAATTCAATGTCTTTCTTTGTATACTTAGTCTTTGACCATGCAGCTAAGTCTTTAGCTTCTGCTTCTAGAAGCTTTACATTAGACTCTCGCATCTATTCAATGATGTTCATGACTTCAGCAAAGTGTTGTAAAGAGTCATGGTAAAGATAGCATCATTTTTTCCAGTCAAGACAGAATTGCCAACTAAGACATTCAAGTTCATCAAAGAAATCTCTGTCTCAGCTCCAGGCAATGCATTGAACAAATTAAGCCTGTCGATGTCAATTATCAGCTTTCTTTCAGCTGGAATAGCTCCAAAAGTGACAAGTCCCATCTTCAGCGTCACCTCATTGTTGAGGCTAGTGTCTTTGTTTCCAAGTGTTGCAAATAGTGCATTTTTTTCCATGTCATCTTTTGTCTCAAGATATATCTTAAGCGAACTTGGATCTGAAAACAGGAATGAATGACTATTTACGCGCTTCATCAAGTCTGGTGTTGTCTTGAACTGGAAGACTGGCTTCATTGGTGTTTCAATCTTCTTAGACACCCACTTTGATATGACATCTTCATTGCATGTTGTCAGCTTAGTCTTGAATTTCTTTGACTCAAAGCGAACAAACGGCTTGTCAAGAAAGAACTTGAAGTCTGTAAAGTCATTCTGATGGACTTCTTTTATTGTCCCGAGTATCTTTAGCAGCATCCCTAAGTCTAGAATTGAGAACTCTAGCTTTTCTTGAGAATATATGGAGTTTGATGTTATTTCACAGCGTGCCATTCGTTCACGCGCACCATATATAGATAAACCAGCAGAGTCAACTATGAACTTAGCTGAATCTACTACTTTTGCTGCAGACTTAACGACTTCTACAAAAAGTCCAAAATCTCTGGTCAAAATGATTTTCTTGTCACTCATAATATAGATATATTCTATTGCTTTAGAGATATAAGTTTACTAAAAAGTAAATACGCATAGACGAGAATCTCTATGGAAGTAAGAAGTTATAATGCAGAATTAGGCCTTGCACACCTGCAGTTTAAGCACGTGTTCAGTAATATAGTGATTGAAAGAATCAAGCGCAATGGCGAAAAAAAGAACATCCATGTTGAATGTGTAAATGGGCAGCGTTCTAGAATACTAAAGAACTGGGAAAATGCAGAAAAGCGTGCCAACATGACACTTCCTATGATTGTCATCAGCAGAACAGGCTATACTCGAAATGCTGAACGTCTCAACAATCTCCACAATGAAGTAAAGCGTGAAATTAGCTCAAAGAAGAGAGTATATGACCTCATGACTCCTGTCCCTATCGACATAAGCTATGATGTCTCAATAATTGCAAAATACTAGGAAGACATTGACTAGATTGCCAGTAACTTCATGCTTATGTTCAACAATGATGGATATCTGAACTTAATGCACCCTAAGTTTGAAGGGCTGCAGCTTAAGAACTAGATAATAATGGGTGACTAGGTGACAGAAGAGCATCCGGAAGACATTGATGGCACACAAGATGACTTGTACAGTGACACATTCTAGTTCACATTCAAGACGTATCTATTTGGTGGCCAACAGAAAGCGACTAGAGCACCATAGCAGATCATCTCATCATACACTAGCTCATTTGTCTCATCTTACATATCATGTGTGTCAATAGCAGATCTGTCTAGCATGTCAGACTTAAGCTATACGTCAAAGATAAATGTCGTCCTTACAACAGACGTCACAGAAGAGCTTACAACATATGTAGACAACCCTGAACCAAGTGCACAGGTATATGATGGCTTAGTTCCAATCATAAATGCCATCAACATGGGATTCTATCCTACACCGCAAGTTTCAGGACATATTCCATACTTTGACTTCACTGATGGACTCCCATTGTCTGCATAGCCACCATATGTTGACAGAATAATCTGGACAATAACAGAGAATGGATTGTCACTGATATGATGACATGTAGAATATCTCTATATGTCATAGAAGCCTACAGACAAAAAAAGCATAAAATGCCTGTTCATATCTAAGCTTAGAGAAGGGAATTCACTCTATGACTTTGGGCTTATAACTGACAACTTTGAATTCTATAGCTGCGAAATATAGACTAGAAGTCCAGCAATAACTACACATCTTTGGATTAAGCTGCGGCAGACCTTTAAGCCATTCTAGATTACTGCTAAGACAGATGTAATGCTGTCAAATGTCATCAGTGTATATGAGCCAATATCTTACTATTTCAAGATTCTCCAAGAGCAGCTGCACTTCAGCATGAGATTCGTAGATCCATTGCAGATTCCACGGAGAATTGCGACATATCATACATCTTATCTTGGGCATAAAAAGCTTTAGAAAATATCTAAGTCTGACATTGAACGGCTATGGATAAAAGTCTTAGAGAACAATGACTGCCCATGGATAACGACCGATGTTGACAGAACATTGCGCATGTCATATAGTGCATACAAGTACAGGCTCTAGTTTCTTAGACTTGCGGTCTACTATATGCTGATAAAGCAGCATTTCTATGCAAAGCTTAAGAACAGTGCTGGTTATTAGAGAAAAAAGTCAAGCACTTTGATCAAGTAGAATATTTCTGAAGGAAATAACTATGAAGCTTAAAGACACATTAAAAAGCATCGGAAAAAGCACGGGCGCTGTTCCATCAAATGAATCAGATCTTACAACAATAACAGACTGGCTTTCAACAGGAAGCTATGCAATAAATAGATGCATAACAGGAGACATATATAAAGGGTTTCCATAGGGAAGAGTCAGCATCATTTTTGGTGAATCACAGTCTGGAAAGTCTTTGATAGTTGCAAACACCATTGTAGAAGCACTTAAGAACAACAAAGTTGATGTTGTCTACTATGTTGACTCTGAATGCGGCGGTCTTTGGGAATATCTTGATGCACAAGGTGTAGACCGGTCAAAGATATAGTATATTCCTGTTGCAGATGTTGAAGAATGCAAAAAGGCGCTCATAAACATATATGACACACTTGATGAGGCTCGCAAAGAATGGAAAGAAGATCCAGACAACAATGATGAGATAAAAGCTCTTGTTGTCCTTGACTCTTTTGGAGCACTTTCAACTCAGAAGTCATTGACTGACATTACAGAAAAAGACAAGGTTGTAGCTGACATGGGAAGTTCAGCGCGTGCAAAGAATGACATGATGTCTTTGCTGATGATGCGTGTTGCACGGTCTAATGCAGCTTTGCTAGTTGTCAACCACACATATGACAATCCAGGCGCTATGTATGCAAGCAAATACAAAGACATGCCTGGTGGAAAAAAGCTTGTGTATTCAGCACATGTCATTCTGCAGACAAACAAGAAGCTGATAAAAGCTACAGATGCCGAATATATTTCTGGAAAGAATGAAGACAATGTTGATGTTGGATATGTCAAAGGAACATTGTTCAAGTTCTTCTGTGTCAAGAACAGAATATCTAAGCCTGGATTTGAATGTGAAGTGTATATCTCATATGACTTTGGAATACAGAAGTGGGATGGCCTCATTGATGATGCAGTGAAGTATGGATTCATCAATGAAGTCCGTGGTGGATATGTTGTCCCGACATACTCTGACAAGAAAGTCACAAAGAAAGAGCTTGTGTCAAATGATGACATCTGGAACACATTCATTGAGAAGTTCAACACTGAGTCAATAAAGCGCCTTAGCTATCGCAACAGCACTGATGATGAGCTTGATGAAATTGAAGCAGACCTTGACAAAGACAAAGAATAATATGAGGAAAACATATGGCAAAAAGACAAAAACGTTCAAACTTGTTTCAGCCTTCTGAAAAAGCTGAAGCTGCAGACATGCATATACCCGCTTCTATACTGCAGCCAACTGCACCTGCTGCTGATGAATCAGCTGATGAATCAGTAGACACAGATGTGAGCAAAGCAGATCTTGAAGCAGCAAATTCACAGCTATTCCAAGAGAAGTCAGACCTTACTGAAAAGCTTGCAGACTGCATTGCTGAAATTGAGTCTCTCAAAGAGTCAATCAAGTGCAAAGACGATGAAATTGCTTAGTTGAAGTCTCAGTATAAAGTTCTTCAAGATGAGTATGACAAAGTCTTGCTGACTGTGTCATAGCTGTCGTATGAGAATTCTCAGCTTAAGCAGTCATCAATAGCTGCAGAACAAGCACACGGCCAAGAAACAACACAGATGCCATAGCAATACGCTAAGAATGTATCATATAAATAGAACTAGCCAAAACGTGTAAAGTTGATTCCAACTAATGGCTATGATTCTTGGAATTGATTGACAGGCATACATTGAATGGAAGAACAAGATTTTACAAACGAGACACTTGAAAAGCTCCTTCTGAAGAGAGCAATGCTAGACAAGAATTGGCTTAACATCTTGTCTAATGTATATGACAAGCGCTGGTTTAAAGTTGAAGGTGTTGGCTTAGTCATAAAGCTGATTCTGAACTACTATAAGAAGTACAACTCGATACCAAGCATTGGAATAATACAAGCATTGGCAAAGAAGTTCTTTGAGAAGAATACTGCTGACAAAAATGGGCTTGCAGCAGTATAGATGCTTTTGTCTGAAGTGACAAACACCGAGCTGAATATTCCTGAAGATGTACTTTCAAAAAACCTGAAAGAGTTCATACGAAGAAATGCATTCTACAATGCATTGTATGACAATGCAGAAATACTTGATTCAAATCCAGAAAGCTATCAGAAAGTAGTAGACAAGTGCCTTGAGAACTTTGACAGAGTCTAGAAGATAACTTTCAATGACACAGACTTAGGCCTTGACTATTTTGATGAGGCTTAGATGGCTGAACATTGGAACTACATCAACAATCCAGAAGCAAAGATCTCAACTGGATGGGAATCACTTGATGAGTACACAAATGGCGGCTTTCTAAAGGATGGAAAAATGCTTGGCCTATTTATGGCACAAGCTGGACTTGGAAAGTCAGTGTTCTTGAGCAACTTAGCTGTAAATTTTCTTAAGCAAGGCCTTAAAGTCGTTGTCATTTCACTTGAAATGAGTGAGAATGTGTATGCAACACGATTTGATGCACATATTTCAAAGAAAGACATCAACAAGCTTAAGGAAAATGAGTCTACAGCATTGGCAAGGATAAAAGAGTTCTATTCTGCACATCCAACAGCAAAGCTGTACATAAAAGAATATCCTCCACGGAGCATTCGCCCATCTGACATATAGATCTATCTTGAAAACCTTAAAAATGCAGGAAAAGACTTTGACGTCATAATTGTTGACTATCTCAACTTAGTTCTAGCTCAAGATCGTTCAGACAACATGTTCAAAGATGGCTTAGCTGTATCAGAAAAACTGAGAGCATTAAGCTACATGTTCAAATGTCCTGTCATATCTGCAGTTCAGTCTAACACTGAAGGAATGAACAGCGAAACGATAGGGATGGAGAACATTTCTGAGTCAAGAGGAATTGCTCATACAGCAGACTTTATTGCTGCATTGTACTAGATGGAAGAAGACAGAGAAAACGGCATAATAAACATGCGTCTTCTGAAGAACCGTCTTGGTGGAAGAGTAGGCAAAATATCAAACTTCAAGCTAGATCCAGAGACATTGACTGTGGCTGATGTCACATTTGACACAGCTATGGCTTTAGATGTAAGTGCAGATGAAGAGTCTGCTCTTGAAAAACTAATGAAGAAAATTCCAAATATACCAGCAGACTTAGATGATGGATCTACATCTTCTACTGACTTAACAGGACTGTAACAATGCCACGAAGAAAAAAGAAGATCGCTGAAAATGCTAGAAAAATCGAGCCAAGTGAGGTTCGTGATGAAGCAGAACTTCAAGCTGAAACTGGACAGTCAATTGAAAGCGTAGTAAACTAGTCATTCTTCTACACCAATGACAAGTTCTTTGACTAGATTGACAATGAAGAGATCATGGCTTCAATTCTCAAGACTTATCCTCGTCTGTCAACTTCTAATACAGACTCTATAATCAAGAAAGCACTTATAGAGATGCTCAATGATGAGCAATTTATCAATGAAATTCTAGAATTCTACAATATAAATGTATTTGACTTGTTCAAGATTCTGCATAAGACATATGCGTCAATATTCAAGGGATCGTTTCTTAAAAAGCTGAAAAACAACATTGTAGGCAAGTCATATGTCAGCAGAAAGCGAAAATAATCAGGGATTAAAGCTTGCATAGGTGATAAAGTATCATCTTCAGTTTCTGAATCACCATATTGTCAAGCCGATATCTGCTGAGCGCATTTCAGCAGTTGGATTCTACAATGAAAACAAAGATGCATTTGACAATGCGTCAAAGATGTACACATATCTTGGGATTGACATTGATGAGTACGTCTAGTTTCTTGTGTTTTCACTTAAAATGACTAGATATACTGTCAGAAATTTTCTGCTCAACACAAGAAATATACGTCTTTTTGTTGAAAAAAAGCAGATAGCACTCAAGAAGTCAAAGATCTACAAGTACTTCTAGAAGTCGGCTGACTTTGTGTCTACATAGGCAGCATAGCTGGGATACATAACCACAATTGACTATCTTAGAGAGCTGATAAAGTAGAGAAAGCTTGCAAGCTACTATGTGTCTGGGAAAATATCGATGTACTATCTAGCAGCTATCCCAAAGTTTCCATAGCTTGTAGCTAAACTTGACCATATTTCAAAAGATGAATTTCAGCCATTGTGCAACAAATATGAAAAATACTAGATTGATGTCAGAGAAGCAATGAAGCAAGAGAATAACAAAGTAGTTGGTGTCTTAAGCTACACTGACAAGCTAATATCAGAGAAGAGGGCAAATCTTCTAAGTGGAGAAATAGATGTAGCTGTTCCAGATGTAGCAAATGACTATACTTTTAGCATTGATCCAAACTCTTGACATAGTAAAATATCTTTAGCTATGACTAAAGCAAAACAAAACAACAAGTAAAGGAACAAAACAAATGTGTACATTCTTATCTACAATTCCTCGTAGAAGCAAGACTGCTGGAACAGAACAGCAGAAGAGAAATCTAGCTCTCTATCTCAGAGAGTGTCCAGATGAAAATGGACAGAAGACATGGTATCAGTTTAGGCTTCTTAACTTTTCAGCTAAGAACAGTGACAGAGACTATCCATTCATTGCCCGCTATGTTCATCAGAAGTGGGGGACTAATTCAAAGGGATTTCGTGTCGTTGAAAAAGAAGTTGTATGTCCAGTAACAAAGTGGGTTGATTGGGAAGGAAATCGCTATGATGACTGCCCAATCTGCAAATATGCTGGACAGCAATACGGTGCATGGAAGGAGTCTGGATTCAAAGATGCAGATTCTAGAAAGAAGAACAAAGAATTCAGCAGAAAGTTCTAGGGAATCATTCCTGTATATGTCATCAATGATCCCACTTATCCAGCAAACAACAAGAAGTACAGAGTCATAATTCTCAATGACAAGAAGGTGTATGATGACTTTGTAAAGCGTGTTGAAAAGCAGCTTCTCAAAGCAAACTGCTTCAATGGTGGCAAGGCAGTTGACTGCTTGATGCACATCTCGATGGTTGAGCATGTCAACAATGAAGGCCAGCCAAATGAGTTCCGCTGGAAGCAGAAAGAGATTGACAACATCTGCTTCTTGAAGGCAGAAAAGGCTTATGAGCTTCCTGCAATCACTCGTGAGTCAATTGATGCATTTCCATTTGATGACGAGTACTATACACCAACTACAATGGAAGACCTGAAAGAGTTCTATAACTCATGCATAAAGGTCTCGCTTTCATCTGATGACATTGACTCAGATGATGACGAAGTCAAGGTGTATGATGCACCAGCACAAGACAAAGTGAAGAAGACAAATGCTGTGACAGAGTCTGCAGTCTCAAATGATGAGCCTGCCGCAGTCGGTGCAGATGATGTTGAGATTGATGACCTTCTTACTGATCCAGATGAAAAGGGACTAGAAGCCAAAGAGCCTGACCCTCCTGCTCCTGAAAAGACGGATGAAGAGAAAGTTGATGATCTTAGCGTAGAAGAGCTTCTAAACGGAATTGACTAAAGAGTAAATAACTTATGCGAAGCAGATGCTGAGAGAAATCCTTCATCTGCTGAGCATATAGATGATTAAAAATAACATCGAAAGGAACAAACAAATGATACGAACATTCGACATATATGGCCTGGACAGCCAAAATGATCCATGGAAGTCACTGCTAAGTGAATTCCAAGCTTTGTCAAACATGATGTCTAAGACATTCAATGATGACTTCAAGAACAGAGGCCTCAAAGATGTCATAACAAAGCCGCACAACTTGCTTACCAACAAAGATGAAAAAGGAAATGTTGTAAGCTACTCTCTTGAAGTTGTGTATACACCATTCAAGAAAGAGGACGTTAAAGTCCAAGTCTTGAACAACATCCTCACCGTAGCATGTGGAAAAGAGAACAAGGTGAAAGACCCTAACATGATATACTGTGGCATATCAAATCAGTCTTACACTTTCTCACTTCCACTTGACAAGTGTGTAGACACAGCAGAGATAACAGCTAAAGCAGAAGATGGCATTCTGACAATAACATTGCCTCTCAAGAAGCCTGATCTTCCTGAAGAGCCAGAGCCATTGAAGATCACTGTCCAGTGATTTCTGCTTTCACTTCTAAAGAAGTCAATGCTGCATGTTTTTCATGCAGCATTTTTCATGTCTAAAAGTGTATCATATAATCATGAATATAGAACTTATTGCACATACGCCAGATCCTGAGCTTGTCATAGCTAATTGTGCTACGACTTGCTATGACTCTAATCCAAAAGACATTGAATCTTCTCGAAAAATGATCAGATCTTTAGCAAAAGCTGGTCATGAAGCAATGATTGAACATGCACATGCTACATTCAAGCTTACTGGAGTCAGTCGAGCACTTACACATGAACTTGTCAGACATAGGCTGTTCAGCTTTGCACAGCGTTCACAGCGGTATGTCAAAGAGAATGAGCCAAGCTATGTCATTCCAGATGTGCTTGTTGATGACAACAGCGCAAATCCAATGATGCAGCGTGCTAAAGACTGTTTTGTGAAAGCAATGAGTGATGCTTGGCAAGCATACAAGACATTGCTTGAATGCGGACTTAAGCCCGAAGATGCTCGTTTTGTTCTGCCAAATGCTTGCACTACAGAGATTGTCGTGTCTGGAAACTTTAGGGAGTGGCGTAACTTCTTAAAGCTTCGACTTTCTCCGAGAGCACAATGGGAGATCCGCAAAGCAGCAAACATCATTCTTGACAAGCTCTATGAGATTGCACCTTCCTGCTTTGAAGACTTGAAGAATGGCATGAATGTACAAATGACATAATAACATTATGACAGACTGTGTTGGAAAGATGCTTGAAGTTGGTGATTGGGTTGTCTATATCCAAAAGACATATTGCACATCATGTTTAGCTAGAGGAACCGTGTCTTCTATAAAGAAGATGTTTGGAAAAGACATTGCTGTAGTCAATGGATGCAGAGTTACATCACAAAGCATATACAAGTTAGAGAAATGACAGTTTATCTATGACAAATATTGAACCACTAAAAGACAAGATATGGGAAGCAGCTCAGAAGTCGGACAAGACAACATTCGACGACTGCTGCACTAAGCTCATGCAGAAAGCATGTGATGACTGGTGGAGAATTGGCTGGAGCATCTGCCCACAAGACATAGGTGAAGTATTGAAGATGATTGACAGTCTTGCTGAAAATGCTCACACGTCCTGGCTGAAAGCTGTAGAGAGTGGAGATGCACCAAATGAAGACATCTCTCCAGGAGAAGGATTTGCTGTATGCAGCAAGCTAATACGAGCCGCCATTGAAAACAGAAGTTAACATTTTCTTAGATTTTGTTATAATATAATTATGAATAATATATCTAAGCTAAAAGAAAAAGTTGTTCTTGCAAATTCTGCATATCGTTCAGGCAATCCAATAATGTCTGACCAGCAGTTTGATGACCTCTGTGATGAAATACAGAAATCACTTAGCTTAGATGAATGGAATTCATTTCGAGACTCACTGCATGAAGTAAAAGGCAAAGTCAAGCATCCATACATAATGGGCTCACTTGACAAGCTTAAAGCTGAGGAGCCAACGTTAGTCAAACAGTTCATAAAAGAGAACTGCAAGCGACTGCATGTTTCTGCCAAGATCGATGGAATTTCTTGTCGTCTGCATTATGAAAATGGTTTGCTTGTGTCAGCAACTACTCGTGGAAACGGTGAGTTTGGAGAAGACATAACTGACAAGATTAAATTTGTGAAGCATGTTCCTAAAGATTTGTTTGCTACTGGAGACATTGATGTTCGTGGTGAGCTTGTAATTCTCAAGAAAGACTTTCCTAAACTTTCAGGTTTTGCTAATGCACGCAATGCTGTAGCAGGCATAATGAATCGCAAAGACTGGAAGGAGTCTGATGTTGGATGTGTGTCATTCATTGCTTACACTATTCTTGGCAAGATGTTCACAAAAGTCATACAGTTCAAGAAACTTGATGAACTTAAGTTCAAGACTGCTTGGAACATAGTTGTGAATGATCCAAACAATGACAAAGACATTGTGCAAAAGCTCTTTGACTATGCTTCGCAAGAATTTGAATATGACACTGACGGTCTTGTAATATGCGATGTTGGATATGTCAATGAAGAAAAATATCGCCCAGATGCATGCAAAGCATTCAAGATAAATCAGCTTGTTGGAGAAACTACACTTCTTGATGTCGTGTTTGATGGACCAGCAAAAGATGGAACGCATACTCCTGTTGGAATTCTTGATCCAATAAATCTTGGAGGAGCAATGATTTCACGTGTGACAATACACAACTTAGACATTCTCAAAAAGCATGATCTTAAGTATGGAAGCATTGTCAAGATATGCAAAAGTGGTGATGTAATTCCAAAGCTGATTGAAGTTGTCCGTGAAATAAAAGGCGCAAAAGCAATTCAGATTCCAGAAGTATGTAATTGCTGTAAATCTCCATTAGTTCGTGACGGTGTAAATCTTCGCTGTATGAACAAAGATTGTGCAGAGCAGAAGCTGACACAAGTATATCATTTCATTATGAAGCTTGGCGTAAAGCATGCAGCTAAAAAGTCACTTGAGAACTTTGGAATAACTGACTTTGACAAGCTGCTGTCTTGGAAGCCGGACATGTCTAAAAAGATTCAGTCAACTTTGTGGAATGAGCTTAAGATGAAAGTCTTCACCAGAAGTCGTCAAGAGCTTTTTGCGGCTTTGAACTTCAGAGGTCTCGGCGAGACATTGATAAACAGGATTGTTGACTTCTATGGAATGGACAATGTGATTGCTGAAAACTTCACTGGACTTCCTTCTGGAGTAGGTGAAGCAACTCTTGAGAAGTTCAAGGATTCACTTAGAGATAATCTTTCTATAGTAGATAAGATTATCAATGACAGCCGATACAATTATGTCCAGAGCTCTGGAATGACATCTGGTAGCAAAGCAGTCAACAAGAATGGAATGTCTGTATGCTTTACTGGAAAGCTTAACACAATGTCTAGAGGTGAAGCTGAAAAGAAGGCAATTGCTGCAGGATTTGAAGTGAAAGGAGTCAACAAGAAGCTTACATATCTTGTGACGAATGACACAGACTCTGGATCTTCTAAGAACAAGAAGGCAAAAGAGCTTGGAATAAAAGTCATATCTGAAAAAGAATTCCTGAAGCTGATTGACAACACTGACAGCGATGTCTTAAGTCTATGAAGAAAACGACTAGAATATTCAAGACAAGAAAAGAAGAAAAAGCATGGATTCATGAACACATGCTTACAGTCAAGAAGCTGATAGACTGGCTTCAAAAACAAGACCCTGATGCTCTTGTATATAGGTTTGAGACAAATACTGGCGACTGGCAAGAGATACCTGGAGACATTGATACAGATAATTCACCATGGTTTGAGACTGTCTAGAAAGCAAAATAGCGAGACAGGAAGTTCTACAAATCTATGTATCAGAACAGCAAGAATGCTGATGCAAAAATTACAGCTCATCTCAAAGCCGCATATAAATATACTGAGCCAAATGGAATTATTATTCGACTATGAGACGAAAAAAGCCAGAAAAAAGCACAGACACGCATGTAGACTACATAATTGAGTTTACTGAATGCAAATTTGATGTTGTGTTCAATGAATAGACAATATATGATGAAGATGAGCAGAGTGACATTATTGAGATGATTGACACAATAGGAAACAGCATCACTATTGACAAGTCATTTGTTGAATATCAGGGGACAAAGTTTCAGAAGAACTTCATGCGTGAAGAAGGCTGGAATCAGCTTTGTGCACTGCTTACAAAGACTAAGTACGGGCTAAATGCGACAGCGTATGAAAAGAATGAGCTGCTAATCTGCTATACATTGATTGTGCAATGCTATGTCTATTAGCTGCTAGATGACATCGGAATAGACATTGATGAATTGACTATAGTTCTAAGAGATGGCGCGAAATTTTACACACATGTTGAAGTTGACAAAATAAAAGCGTGGGAAAAATATCTAGGAAAATGGCAGACATGGGGAAAAGAGACCATTGACAAATTGCTGCTGTAAGTTTACACAAATATGCAGCTCTATATAATATACTTATGAAAAAATTTAGAGTATTGTCAGATCTTCATTTAGACATTAATGCAGATGTTCCTTTAGAGCTAAAGGACAAAGACACTTTTGCAGTCATCTGCGGAGATACAGCTGGTGAAACTGAAATCGGAATAGACTGGATAAAAAACAACATCAAAAGCGGTGTATTAGTCAGTGGAAATCATCTTCCATACAACAAAAGCATGCTTACTATCCAGGAGCAGCGTGAAAGTCTAGCAGCAGCCTTTTCATCAGAAAATGACATTACATATCTTGACACTGAATGCAAGACTTTCTATAAAGAAGTTGATGGAATCTTGTTCATTGGGACATGCATGTACTCTGACATGAAAATTTCAACTCCATGGAATCCTGACGGAGACATCAAGACTAACTGCAGAATTGCTGAACGTCAGATGAATGACTATCATTATGGACTTAAGACCATACAGAAAAATGAGCATAACGAAATAATGCGTGTCACTCACATCAAGCCGCAGGACTATGCAGACTGGTTCAAAAATGCATACCAGAAGATTGATGCTGTAATTTCAGCAAATGAGTCGCTGGCTGAACCAAAGCCAGTTGTTCTGATTACGCATTTCCCTATTGTCAAAAAGCTTCTGCAAGAAAGCTTCTACGTTGACAACAACAATCTGGCTTCATATGGATCAGACTATGAAAAATGGATTCATGCTCATCCATCAATAAAATGCTATTGCTGTGGGCATGCACATGAAGTAAGCAAGCCATATCGCATCTACAATATTGACAGAGCTGATGGATCAAGATGCCTAGTTGTCTCAAATACTCGCGGATATGCACGCAGAGGACATGATGTGCTGTTTAATCCAAACACATTTGTTGATGTTGAGACTTGGACTGTTGAAGAATATCCTGAAACACCTGAAGAGACCGAACGGAAAAAGAAGATGTCGGCAATCTATTATGGCATGTCAGCGTTCTTCTGCTAAGTCAGTGAAAGTAAGTAGAATACTATAGGAGCATAGATATGTACGCAACATTTAAAGGAAAGACATGTGACTTGTTCAATGACACAAAGCAGATCATTCGCAGATTCAGAGTTGCAAATGACATTGTCAATGTCTAGGTCCAAGGGACTGGCAAGAATGCAACAATTGCCATAACAATGAAGAATGGAAAGACTTGGCTGTACAAAGCTACAGGTCAAATAGTCAGAAGGTAACCTATGAAGAGCAAGAAGAGCAAAAAGCTTCCAAACTACAGAATCTTCAGAATCGAGAAAGACCAGAAAACTGGAAAAGAAAAACAGATAACCATGAAGTACTTTACTGCTTCTTCTGATGAAGAAGCTCATAAAGTTCTTAACGAGTATGTGAAGATTGCTAACAGGCAGTACAAGTACTATTATGGCTACGCTAATGGGCATGCTGCAACTGGAAAAGATCATCAACTGCACTACTTTAACACTATGGAAGAAGTGCATGAATTCTACAGAAATAGCATTACAATGACCAACAAAGTCAAAGACTGCATTACAGCACCATTCAGATTTGCAGCAGACAAGCTGTCAGACTTCAAATACTGGATCAAAGATGTGGTGTTTGTCATTAAGCATCGCCATTTTCGTTCAGAGTCATGGAGCATCGATCTCCATATTCTAGCTGACCTTCGCTTCAATATTCCTCGAATAATCGACGATGTGTAGAATGGTGCTGGAATACCATCTAGATATACAGTCATAGCATTCAAAGAAATGCATAAAGATGATCCGCAGTTTGATGCAGACAAAGCAATCAACAAAGATCCAAATGTACTGAATGACAACAAGGTATTTGAATTTGCAAAGAAACTGTGGATCAAGACTCTTGAAGAAGGCCTTCTCAATGTCCGCCTCTATCTATACTATGATGGCTTTGGAATTTTCAGCAGCAATGAAAAAGACTTAGCTGAAATAGACAAGACATACAAGAAGACACTGCCATATAAGCCTGGAACATATGATGAATTTGACTACGCTAAGCTTGATGCATTGAAGCAGAAAAGCTGGAACAAGATTTGGACATGGATGAGAGACAACGGCCAATGTCTATGGACATAATCGGCTAAGACAATAGGAAAGTGTCAAAGGCCAATGCAATGCATCGGCCTTTGTTCATCAAGTGAATAAGTAGAATATAAGACATGAAGATTGACAACTTTGAATTGTTCAGAAAGCATTTGACCTTTGAGAATAAGCAAGACAGGTACATTGTCCATGTCTTGAGAAGGCCAAAAGACGTAAAGCAGATTGGAAACACTTTAGGAAGCAATGAATGCTAGCGTCTGCTTCGCACATACTACATTGACTCTCTAGAGTACTTTGACAAAAAAGTTCCTGCAATAAAAGAGCTATGTGAAAGCAATTCAGCTAGAGCATACATTCTTCCACAAGTCAGAAACAACGAAGACTGCTTGATGAACTTGGCAATGAAAGTTCTTGAGACTATCAGGATGAAGAACTACTCAGCTAAGCCTGAGCATCTTCTGCGGTCAGCATACTGCGAAAACCATCAAAGCAGAAGCAAAGTCTGGATACTGGACTTAGACCAAGACTGCATGACTGAATACAAGTATAGAGTGAATTTTGGTGGCCAGACTTTAGTCAAGAAAGAATGGACTTTTGATGAAGTTCTTGAGCTTGTTCAGCAAGGCCTTGTCGAATGTGGAAAAGACCCATCGTCAGCATATCCTGTAAGGACCAAGTCTGGCTACCATATTGTCACTCCGCCATTTGACTTGCAGAAAGCATTTCTCAAATGTGGACTGATGTATGAAGGTGCTAAAAAGCACGTTGTCAGCTTAGAAGAGTATCATCTGCAGCCTGGAGACAAAGGATACACTGGAAGCCCAGGACTTGACACTAAGTACAGGACTGAAGAAAAAGAGATTGTTGGCTGGCTTCATAAAGATGGAATGAGTCTTCTGTACATGAATCTTCCAGACTGATTTACGAGATTCAGCATTGAAAAATAGTCTTCAGCCATGAACAAAATGGCTGAAGACATTTTTATATAGGGGACAACAATTGGCTAAGACTATCTTCAATAAGCAGATGCTCTGTCAGCGGCCTGTATACCATACTGAACGGTCTTGCTGATAGCTGTTGTATATTGACTTCATCCAGAAAGCATAGTCAAGGCCATTTGTGTCCTTTTCTGAAAAGACAAGCTTGTCTGGACTATTGAACATTTCAAACAGTGGCTTGTACTGAAGATATGTCGGATCATCTTTAGGAAGTCCACTGAACTTCTAAGAAATAGTAGAGATGATTGTTGGCATTGATGTCATTGGGTTGATGACAACCTCTGATGCTTTGTCATACACATTGTCACAGTAGTAGCTGAATATAGCTTCTTCTGAGCCTTCTGGAACAGCAAATCCGTGAAGAAATCCTCTTGGAACAAACAGTTTGTTCTAGATTGATGAGTCAAGCCGTACAACAGTGCTGACGCCAAAAGTCTAAGACATTGGACGTGCATCAGTTATGATGTCATAGATGACTCCTTTGACTGCTTCAACAAGCTTAGCTTGGCAGAAGTCGCCTTTCTGAGCGTGCATTCCTCTGACTGTCAGTCCACAGCTAGTGCTTCTGTTTATCTGCTTGATCCAGTCAAGCTTGTTGAACCATTTCACTTCATGCTCAAATGTATTTCTAGGCTCTTTAAGCACTTCTGCAAATGTCCCACGGTTGTCTTTGAACACCTATGGAGTAAAAGTAAATACTCTAGACATTGTGCAGCCATCTATTATGTCAAAACTATGATACTCAAACATGATAATATTATACGTTTTGCGGAACAGGCAAGTACAATATTATAGAGAATATGAATAACACGATAGTTTCTTCAAAAATGCCGGCATTTTCAGTCATAATGCCTACATACAATAGGGCATTCTGCATAAAAAATGCGATAAATTCACTATTAAAGTAGACATATTAGAAGTTTGAGCTGATAATCGTTGATGATGGCTCAGCTGATGGAACTGAACAAATTGTCAAGCATGCTTATAAAAAAGAGCTTGAAAACAAAAAGATAAAATATATAAAGCTTGATCATAAAGGTGTCTGTGCTGCTAGAAATGCTGGAATAGAAGAAGCTTCAAATGAATGGATAGCATATCTTGACACAGATAATGTCTTACTGGCAAATGCATTAGGTATATATGCGCTTAGTATTACAAAAAACCCTAAACAATAGAACTTCTATGGAAAATTTATTTCAAAGACAACAAAAGAAGTCTATGGAAAATTATTTAATATAGAAGACATAAAGAAATAGAATACAATTGATTTAGGTGTGTATATTCATACAAAAGCATTTGTTTTATCTACTGGATTATTTGATTTGACATTAACTAGATTAGTTGATTGGGATTTTATTGGAAGACAATGTCTGGTGTCAATGCCTAAATTTATACCTGAAGTACTTATGGTATATAATGACAGTGTTAACTACAATAGAATATCAAATTCAGTAGATTATTAGAGAAACTATGCAAGAATTTGTCAGAAGCTTAAAACGTTTGAAAAAGAACATGCTAAAACATCTATTGCTAAAATAGGAACATCTGAAAATTCACAAATAAGTAAAAAAATAGAAGCCACTAAGACAAGTGACATTTTTCCAATTACAGATGTTTTTCCACTAGTTTCAGTTCTAATAACAACTAGAAACAGAACAAATACTGCATGCATAGCAGTAAAAAGTCTTATTGACAACATTAAGTACAGAAATCTTAAATGGATCATTTGTGATGACTAGAGTAATGAAGGCCATATTGAAAAATTAACAGCAATATTCAAAAATGCAAATATTACAAATTTAACAATCTGCAAAACAACAAATGACAGAAATGGCCTTGGTGCATCACTTAATAATGGACTTAGGGAAGCATTTAAAGATTCTTCAATCGTATTGACAGTAGAAGATGACTGGTATTTATAGAGAGAACTATTTTTACATCCATTTGTTAAAACACTAGTCAAAAATAATAATGTTGCTGCTATTAGACTTGCTGCTGTTTGCTGTGCAAAAACATGCAAATCTGACATCAATGGCTATGTAAAAATTATCGCTGAAAATAAGCTAAATTCAATATTCAACAATCAAGTTGCATTGCGTCATAAACGAATATATGATGAGCTTGGACTGTATTTAGAAAATTGCAATTCAGATGTTGTTGAATAGGACATGAATAATAGATTCATATCAGTATCATCAAAATTTGCTGTTCTTTTTCCAGAAAACATTAAGTTATATACACTATTCGATCCATCATTGTTTTTTATTCATTTTGGAGACAGCAGTGTTGGACATAATTATCCAGAACTTTCATAGGCACAAAATTATGTATATAGCCAAGTAATGCAAAAAACTAGCAAATTGCAATTGACTGATGAATCTATAACTGTAGTTTTAGCAACATTTCCTCCAAGAAAAGCTGGTGTTCCATAGGCTGTAGAATAGCTTCATGATCAATGCACCTAGATGATTGTCTGCTTGAATCAGTATGATTCCGTTCCAGCTGAATTTCCAAAATATCCTAATGTAGACTATGTATTAGCTGGTCCAAATAAGCTGATTCCAGATTTAGGATGCAATAACAAAATGGCATGGCTTGGAAAATTTCCAGGTTATTATATCACTGTAGATGATGACATAATATATCCAAAAGACTATTGCAGAACATTAGTGACTCATATGAAGAAATTCAACAATTCTGTTATTTGTTCATATGAAGGACGCACTTATTCTATAAAAAACGGAAAACCTATCACAATGGATATTCATAAATGCAAAGCATTTTCATTTATGAAAGGATATACTGGATATAATATTCTTCATCGTGGTGGAGGTGGTGTAATGTGCATGTATCCAGCTAAATTGCCATTCAATTATAAGAACTATACATCAATGCCAAAAAATTCAGGAGATGATGAAATTACATCTATTTTATGCTAGAAATACAATATAAAGATGGTGCGTCCACCATCATCTGAAAAATATCTTGACATGATAGAGGACTAGACTTTTATTTAGGCGCTGCATACAAATACTAAAAGTGTAATTTCTCGTAGAAATTATATGCTTGCATATGATAAATGGAGAGAAGCAAAAATGGACATAGATCTTGCTTTTGTTAGATATAAAAATTTAGGAGACAGCGTATCTGACATAGTAGTCAATTAGATTTCTGAAAATATTGTCAACCCTGTTTGGATTCTAGATAAAAATCGAAATCCAGCTATTGTCACAATTGGAAGTATAATGCATCATGTAAAAAACGGAGATACTGTATGGGGAACAGGTTGCATTTCTAATGACAAAAAATACTATCCAACAAATATAACTGACTTAAATGTACTATGTGTAAGAGGACCATTGACACGAAATATTCTAATGTCTTAGAATATACAATGTAATGAAATATATGGTGATCCAGGAATCTTTATACCATATGCATTTAACTGCAATAGAGCTAATGTTGAATTGTCGCGTGATGTAGGAATTATTCCACATGTTGAAGAAGTTGATGATTTAAAGAAAAAGATAACATAGTCAAGTAAAATTCTCATAATTGACTTCAGGCTTGATCCTGCAATGTGTCTACGCTAGATAATGAAATGTAGAAAAATTGTCAGCTCATCACTTCATGGAATTATTATTGCTGAAACGTTTGGAATTCCAACAGCCTGGCTTCGCTGTTCAGATAAAATTGTTGGTGGAGAATTCAAGTATCATGACTATTATCTTGGAAGTGGAAGAAAAACTGCAGACATAAAATATATAGATTGGAGAACGTCTATAAATTTAGCTGACATTGAAAATGACAAAATGTATTTGCCAAAAGCAAGATATGAAGTGCTGAAAATGCTAAATTCCGCACCATTTATAATTTCTCAAGACAAAAAGACTGACATATTAAACTGGTTTAAACAACATGAATCTATATAATACATTTTTAATGAATTGGGCACCATATTCGCGTGAAAAGACATAGATCCCAAACATAGACATAAAGTCTTCAGAATATGTATTCTGCTGTGTAGTAGATGCGATTAGAAACAAGAAGCCATTCTGTGTAGTTAGAATGGGAGATGGTGAAGCAGGACTAATGAAGTACGCTAAGACTGGAGTCAAGCCTGCATTTGCAAATGACATCTGGTTTAATAAAGTTGGAATAAGTAAAGAGAATTCTAGTGATAAAGCACTATAGACTACTGGACAAAAACTCATATATGCTGCATCTAAAGTAGATTTTTTAGGCTCATCTATATGGGGTTCATCTAAGTCAGTACAGTCGTGGTCTATTGAAGAATATATTAATAGACCGCCAGAAATGCCAAGATGTTCTAATTGGTATAACATGGAATGGATCGCTGATGGATGTGCACATGCATTAGTTGCAAATTTTAGCTTTGGAATATTGCATAATAATCCAAATACTGAACAAATAATGAGAACAAGCTTAGCAACTGATCCACGCTTTGGTGGAAAAATGGCAAAAAGCAGACAATTTGTACTTATAAATGATTCGTAGATTAATGCAGCTATAGATTTTATTAAATCGACATCATACGATGTATATTTAGTCAGCGGTGGGCCAACATTTAAAGCATAGATGTATGAAATTTCAAGAATGTACAATAAGGTAATCTTAGATATTGGTGCTGCTATGACACGTTGTTGGGCAAGAAGTATCAACTAAATATAATCTTGTAGTGTAAAATATATTTATGCCAAGTTGTTCAAAAGCAAAGAATCCACGTGGAGTTGAGATCATCTTCACTGAGGAAGACCATAAGTACAAGTCAATAATTGATGGACAAGAAGTATTTTATACTTCTGGAACATAGTTTTTAGGAAAATATTTTCCACAGTTTGATCCTGATGGGTCAATTGCTGCTCGTTGTGCTGCTAAAGAAGGTGTCTCTCCAGAAGAGATAAAAGCAAAATGGGCAGCAAAAGGTGCAGAAAGCTGCAGACTTGGAACACGACTTCATGAGACCATTGAAGACACAATACTGAAGCGAGACTTCAGAAATACACCTGAATCTGAGACAGAGAAGATGCGCTTTGCGAATGGCATAAAAGTCGCACAAGCTCTCCTATAGAAGACTGACATACTTGGTGTCGAGAAGATTGTGTTCTCTGACAGGCTAAGGATTTCAGGCACAATTGACTTGCTTGCTTAGTCAAGAAAAGATGGATCATATCTCATCATTGACCATAAGACAAATGCTTCTATTGAGAAAGAGCCAAAGTAC